CTTTAAAATCTTTCAGCACTGCCGCCTCAATTCTTTTAATCTGAGTTTCTTTTAGAAACTTTAGAACGGCTCTGTGAATTCCCATAAAATATTTTTTGTAATCATCTGCTAAAATCGCCCACGCTTCTCCACGATTTTCATAAAGTTCAACAACCCCAATACAGGCAATAACATTTTTCCCGGATAGAACCGTATACGAGTATCGGTTGTGCTGTAATTTTTTCCTCTGTTCATGAGTTATACATTCTCCAATCGGGGCCATCGTGGGCTGCTCACTAACCCGCTCAATATCTCCCGCAATAAATGGAACTACATTAATCATCCTCTATCCTGAGTTGTTTGCGTCGGCATCACCGCCAAAATCGCACCTGGACTCGGACCAAGTTGCTGCCACGCAATTTGATTTTCAGTATCCGAATCTGCTTCAATGTGTTCTCCTTTTATTCCTGTAAACAAAACTGGAATCGGTGGAGCATCGATATCCCCGTCACGGATAATTAATTCATCCATCTCTCCATCGAAATCAGTTCCAAACTGAATTCCCATTATCCGATTTAACAAAAATGCAACAAAGTTTATGCGGCGAATTTTTTCGAGAGCAACTCCATCGGCAGCGCCTGCTTCAATCCGAAGCATCTGCGCTTTACTTTCCATAGTTAATCCAAGTTGAACTGTGGCAGCTTTACGAGCTAAAGTAATAATCCCGTTTGTCACAGTCTTTTTAGGCTGCTCCCCTCCGTCCCCATAAACCGCCAAGATCTCTCCCTCCAAACGCCATAGAGGAGTCAACGTTGTAATCTGCTTTCTCACTTGACCGCCAGAAATATAAGCGCTAAAGCCCGATCCGTCAATATCATCGTCATTTGAATCTTGTAACTCGAATGTATTCGCTGTCTTATTGTTCACTTTAAATATTTTGTCATTCACTTCAATCATGCCCGCGACATCGACTATCCGTATAAAATCCTGATCCGCAAATCCGTGAGCCGTGGAAGTCACTACTGGAGGATTCGCCGCAGTAATTCCAGATATCACTTTTGGATTATCAAATGAAACTCCAGAGTCCACATGAAAGGCATCCCGCTGTTTAATAGTGTCATCAAAAAACGGAGTAAAATATTCAATATATCTTCTCACTTCTCCATCAATAAATCTTTTAACTATGACCCACAGTTCTTCACTATCACCAGTCATAGTGGGAATCACTCCGACACTTTCTACTTGAGCTTTCGTTCCCGCCAAATCACTTCGGCCCCCGAATATATGTCTGTGCCAGCCCACTTTAAGAGTTTCGACATCTCTTTCATAGGTCATACCTACAAGTTCTCCGTCACCTCTTACAAACCAAACTATAGGCTGCGGTTCATCTTGGAATGCCATCTCAGTAAATCCTGAAAGTCCTCCCATATGATCTGAAAGCAACGTGAGATCAGAGGCTTCAAGTCCATCCGATTCAAGAAAGAATCCAAGCTCCCGCACTTTAAATCCAGATCTTTGAATATAAATAGTATTCCTTCCGCTCTCAACGGGTTGAATGTTCGCACATTTTTTAGAACTTTGTTTTTTAGAAGTCACATTAGCATTTGTCAGAGCTTCTCCGTCCGCACTTGGAGAAGTTAGCCAAGGCCCGCCCGCAGTTCCAAGCTGTAAACCTTTCGAACTAGAACGCAGCCAAAAAATAGCGTTTACTTTCTCAGCGGCTATTACATCCGAAATTGAATGGGCATCCGTGATAGTTCCATCCGGATCTGTGGGCGCAAAATTTTCAAAATCCCCTGAATTAGAAAGATCATATCTTTGTGGATTATCTGTCGGCCCTCCATAACTCAATCTATTTTCATGGAAGGTAACGGCGGCAGGCCATCCGGTTGTATCGGACCACACGCCCAGGCGCCATTCTTTTGTAGCTGTTCCGGCTGAAGCATCGGGACCTTCTATCGTGGCGTCTACGCTTGTAGTGCTGGTGAACACTGTAATTTTAAGCCAAGTAAAATTGCCCGCCGGATCTTCGAAACGAATCAACCTGCCTACATCCGTAGATTTAAAACCGTCACCGCCGTTAATCCCCTCTGTCGCAGATGCAGTCACCGTTACGGTTCCGGTAGTCCCCGAAAGCGCAAGAGTTGTGTCCGTGATATTAGTTGGAAGATAAGGCCCGTCCTGAAAGTCAATTTCACTTAGAGTCCACGCAGTATGATCTGTCCTTGTAAGTTTTCTAGGTTTGTATATTGGATGCGCGAAGAAAAGAACATCTGCACTTTGAGCATATTTTATTTGAAAAAGATCTGCTTCTGCATAGGTCGAAGTTATTTCAAAAACTTTGCCCGCAGTTCCGTCAGATGTGTAAGCCCCGAATCCAGTTCCATCAAGATCTGTTCCATTCAAAGTTTTAAGCTCGAATGTATTCGCGGTTACACTGGCAACTTGAAAATTTCTCCCGTTCAATTCAGTCATGCCTAAAACACCAGTTATGAAAACCTCATCCCCATTACTGAATCCATGTGCAACTGAAGTCACTACGACGGGATCAGCTTGAGTCGCCCCGGTGATAATTTTGTTAGCCTCAAGAATCTGAAAATTATTTCGGTTAAAACGAAAATATAGATCCCCCATTTCAATCATGTAGGCTTGAACGGTAGAAAATTCAAAATCAATAAGGCGGGTTGATTTTGTGCTGTCTTTTACTTCGGCAACATACCGAGTCCCCGGTCGCCGAGTGAGTCCTCCTTGAATAAGCGGAACATAGTTTTCACAAAGAGCAAGCGCAGATTTATACCGTTGGGCGTCCACTCTGCCGAACATGAAGGGACTTATTTCTCCTGTATTAAAATTGGATTGGATCGGATGGGCTTTTGGCATCGTTAAACTCCCGTAATCGAGAATCTTCGATTGCCTTCAACCTCGCGAGCGGTTTCCCAAGTATCAATGGGAGGTTCTGCGGAAACTGTTTGGATTGCATTTCTTCTTCTAGCTTTTGCAAGAATTTTCTTAAGATCTCTCTCGATCCCCACTTTCTTAGTATTGGATTGAGTGATCACTTCCACAAGTTCGTTTGCTATACTCATAGAAAGAGCTTCCCGAAAAAGTGAGTCCATTAAATTAGGATCGGTTATATTTTTTATGTATCGAATTTCAAGCGGAGCATCGAAATCTGTTAGGATCTTCCGGCCTTCAACAACGTAATCAATAGAGTTAAAATTCTCTTCTGGATAGTCATCGGCAATTCTTAAATAATCCGCAGGAAGTTCAAAAGCATTCGCTCTGCCAAACTCCGGAGACGTGGCGTCCGCAGCAAGTTGCGCTCTACCAGTAGCAAAGGCCCATAAGTGATCAGAAAGAAGTGCTTCTCTTATGGGATTATAAACGAGGTTACATTGGCGTGCATTTTTACTAGCTTCAGTTAAGCTAACTATCGTTTTGGCGCCCAATCTTTGAAGCCCACGATTACATATTTGAACTTCAGATGCCATCCACGCTCTCCAATTTTAGGTCGTTCTTTCAGTTGGAATCCTTATGGCGGATGCATGAACTGCTGTAGGAGTTGTTGACCCCGTAAGCACCGCCCTAATTTGGCCTAGAGGTAGATCAAAATTTCCATGTCCATTAGCAGTCAAAGTTGTATCGTTGCTAACGTCTACCCAAGTTTTTGTTTGTGGAGTGGTTGTTTGTAGTTTTAGAGTGCCGCCGCCAAAACCTGTAGCACTGGCGTAAAAAGATCCCCGTCCACCGGGCCAAATAAAAGACGCCCCGTTTACGTCGGCGCTTACATTTGTAAGAAGATCTAATCTTTCGTCGGCCATTAAAGCCTCCTATTAAGCTGGAGGGAAATCGCCTTTGAGAATATGATTCTTGAACATGTCAAGCGCCAAAAGGATCTCGCTCTTTGTTAAATTCACAGCCAAATCAAACGAAACTTCGACATCTTTTGCGGGAGAAGTTGCCTGCTCCACGATGTCGAACTCTTGTTCGCCCCTGTCTATTCCGTAAAAACGGTCAGCCATTTAAGCTCCAAACTTTAGATTACAAACTGCACGCTGATACTGATCGTTCCGGCAGCCGTTCCGACAGTGATTGCAGTCAGCGCAAGATCGTAACTTTTGAAAGGGTCCGTAGCAAGTCCAAGAAGTTCCCAAATTCTTTTCTCGTTGTTGACGATATCCAAAGCTTCATAAAGCGCGTGCAGTGGGATAACACGAGCTACAGCCATCGTAATAGCATCCCCGAAAAGATTGTCATCCACAACCGCCCCGCCATTTTTCAGGGTGTCGTAAAGACCCAAGTTATAATCCGTTCCAGCAGTGATGGCATCGTTCAAGATTTGAATGTCTTTGATTCGAGCGCTGGAAGGAATTCTGGAAAATCTGTAGACAGAGAGATCGCTATCGGCAGCCGCAACTTCAACTGTTCCCACACTTTCACGAATCATCCCATTATCAAAATATGAACTGTTGAGAACCGCGGGAATCGCATCTTGGTTGGTTATCGACGTTGATTTTGTATTGACTACAGCCATGGTAATCTCCTCCTAAAAATGACATTCAAAATTTGTTCAGTCAAAGTGCTAAGTTTTAGGACTCAGCACACTTGATTTCCATAGTTTTCTTTTCCTCAAGTCTAGTAGCACCAGCACTCAAGATTATATAAGCCTGCCATGGAAGTCCCCTGAGATCTTTTCTATGGGAGATATCTGTCACCATGTCGTTCCACAATCCAACATGCATCCCGCTCATAGCCCATACTGGAACTCTCCGAAAGGAATTAGTATCTGTATTGATCCGCTCGGAATGTTTGAAAAAGATTCCGAGATATTTGTCGATATTTCCATCAACAAGAACGGGTTTGGAATTAAAATCTGTGCTGATAATTTGAGCTTCGCCGAGAAGATCTTCTTCTTGGATAGCAGGTAGAGCACATCCAAGTCTGTCAATTTCAAAATCAACTTCATTGGCTTTGAGTAATCTACGTGCTCTTTTGAGTTTAGCAACAGTCATCCCGACGTTTCCACTCGCGCCAAAATCCACAGCAACCTGATTTGAAGCAGGAAAAATTGTGGTAACTGTTCCAGTTTCGCCAGTTTTGGCATCGTCAAAAAAAGCATCGATGATAATGTCATCGATTTGTCTACCGGCTGCATACGCACCGTTTAAGACATATTTGGATTCGGGATCGGTTAACATTTTGAGCTTATCAAAATGATCGATCAACTGATTAAGATCGAAATCAGTTGGAAAAACCCATCTACGATCTGTAGGAGCATCAGTTCTTCCAATTGGTTGAAAACGTCCAGTGACCACACTCATTTCAACTGCGCCGAGTTGATCAACGGGAGATCCTTGCTTACCTACATAAAACGCATTTTCAACTAACCCACGAAGTTTAGAGCCTCGTTGTTGAAGTAAAAGAACTACGTTATTTGCAAATTGTTGGACATAATGGGTAGGCAGATTTACGGACATTTTAATCCTCCAAAAAACTTTTCAGTTTTCAAAGGGCTTCGTCCGTATTCGGGGCCGCTTCTATCCAAATTCCCAAGGATGTGGAAGAGTCTATTCCTTCTAGTCAACCTGGCTCCGTAGAGTTATCAGGATTTAGTCAAGACCAGGATAGGGTAAAAATCCAATCCAAGTCAAGAAAAAGTTTTACATGTCTGGATACGCCCACTTATGAAGATTGTTCCACTTCTCTTTAGCTTCAGCATTTCCAGCAGTTACCAGTTTCCCGAACTCCAAATCTTTTTGCAAATCGATGATTTTTGCTCGCGCTTGTTCCGGAGTCATACCACCAAATCCACTGCCGCCTCCATCATTGCCAACAAATTTATGCTCGCCGGTTTTAGTTCCTATATTATGAAAGAGTTTCATTACCCCATCAAAACCCATAACTTTTTGAAGCTGATCAATTTCTTCCCCGGATACGCCCAGGCCGGTAGCTGCTTGACGGGCTAAATTTAGATTCGTGTCGTGAACAGAACCCCAATCTGCTTTAAGTTTCGCTTGTTGTTCCGTAGCTAAACCGGCAGTTTTGTCAGATTCGCCTTTGAGATGTTCTGTTGTGAAGTCATTCCATTTATTCACGAGGTTTTCGCCTTGAGCTTTCGAGAGTCCTATTTCATGGAAAGTTCCGCCAGCCCATTTAAGAAACGATTCGCTCGCAGGATTTTGTTCTGTGGCTTTTATCCCGTAACCTTCAGCATTTTCGGGGCGCCCCATTTTACTGAAAACTTTTCCCCAACCTTCCTTATCGTCGGAACGTTCCGGAAGCGCGACAAGTCTTTCTTGCGGAACTCCCTGCAACTTTTCAAAATTGCGATGACTTTCTAAAGCGATTGCAGCGCTTTCAAAATTTTTATTTGTAACCCAAGTTTTTGTTTCGGGGGTCAGACCTTCAAGAGTAGAAAACCACGAACTATCCCCGCCGCCCGCTCCCGCTCCCGCTCCGTCACCCGCTCCCGCTCCTGCTCCTGTTCCTGTTCCTGTTCCTGTTCCTGTTCCTGCTCCGTCACCTTCAGGCATCTTCATCCTCCTCTGGTTTTATTGCTCTATACTTCGCATAGAGTTGATCAAATCCTAAATCTACATGTTCCAAAATCCGAAGATAAACTTCCCGCCGTCCTTCAAGAAGCGCGTGTGTTCTGGCATCCGGACTGTAAGTAGATTCTTTAGCACGACAAAATCTTTCAAGATCGTTCATCACTGTTTGAGAAAATTGATTTTTGGCCTCGAACACACATTTGTATGCCATTTGTCGTTGGGCAAGTCCGTCTTTTAAAACTTGTTGCGGGGTTCTCTCAATCACTTAAGCTACCTTCACGATGCTATACCCGACACCGCATTTGTCATAGCCGCCGCACCTGGGGCTAACGTCGCCGCTTGTTGAAGTTGTTTATCTTGCGCTCTTTGATCCCGCAATCTCAATAAATCCTGAGGACTATTAAGCCAAGATATTGGAACCCCATGAATTGCTGCAATTTCTGGCATAATCACATCCCAATTAAAATGATCTAAAGGACTCATATCTCCCGTGGTGTTTACAACGTCAAGAGCTGCTTGAACTGATCGGAAAAGTCCGGCAGCTTCTTCGGCTCTCTGCGCTCTACTTAGAGGAGAGTCATAAACGATATCAAAATCTTCAGGTTCATTTCCTTCAAGAAGTGCAAGTGGAGGCGGAGGAATAATCCCCTGAGTGCTCAAAATACTCAATTCACGTTCAATCATAGGCCCCAAATATTCACTTTGCTGTCTGCCCACAGTTGGAGCTAAAAGAATTCCTTTTTCTTTTGTTCGTTCCAAAACTTCAGTCGCAGTCATAGTGGGATTGTCAGTAAGAATTTGAAATAAATTTACAAGGAAGGTGTCGTTGATCAACACTCTTTCATCATCCATTAAATCTTTTCCGATATCAATCCGTCCAACAGGAAGCGCGTGGACAAGAGCGCGTCCTTGGGCGCTGACCCCGCCGTAATTCACTTTTCCTGGCATCAGAGAAAAGGAATCTACAACCCCATCATCGTGAGCTAAAAGAACTGGATCGACCGCACGATGCCCTTGCTTTATCAAAGTTCGCTTCTGCTCATTCAACATTTTTATAGCTGGTAAAACTTCCATAGCAGGAGAGCGCCCATAAAATTCATTAGCCGTCTGACGGTATCGAGGAATCGCATAAGGAAAAGATCGGAACCCGCCTTCTTCGACAAGAGTTTTATTTTTCTCAGATATATAAAAGGATGCCCACGGCATACCCCGAAAATCCATTCGTTCAATATCCGGATCTAATCGAGGCACCACTGCATGGAGAAAGAAAAATTCTGCATCAGGATCTTTACCTTTAGCTGCCTGAACAATATCGCTAGGAAGATTTTCTTCGCCAAACTGATCAATCGCTTGCCAAGCACTCAAAGGGAAATATCTGTAAACAGTGTTCACAACTCCCTGATGATTTTCCCGTCCAAAAATTTCTCCAAGATGAATGTTTTTATAACGAGTGCCAAGTCCACTCGTGTGAGGATCAGTAAAAAGTCCGCCAGTTCCATAGGCGCCAAGACTTTGATAAACCATTTGGTTTTGAGAAGCAAAATTTGCCTGCGGAGAATATCTAAATTTGAAAAGCGCTCTGTTCGCAGTTTCCATCCAGAGTTTCACTTCCCGGTCTTTATTTTTCTCCGGATTCGATGCTTGTAGTTTATGCCATCTCTGATTTCGGGGAGTGAGAAGAGAATCCAAAATAGAAGTAAATTTATCCAAGGCGAGAGCCGCCGTGCTGTCCAAAACAAATTCAGTTTTCCGTCTACCTTTACTGAAAAGATTCACACTAGATTTAGCCTGCGTAAACAAATCTCTATGTGAAGGAATCACACGTTTTGCAATTTGATTCCAATGATCTTCCCAATTGGAGCGAAGCTGCCGCCTTTTTTCAAAATCTCTCCAAATTTTAAGAGCTTTGGCGGACGCGGAACTGCTTTTTGTATTAACTGCTTCAGTAGTGGGATTTGGAAATTCTCTAGGCATGTTTTAACTTCCTATAAGAGCGCGACGAGCGACATTCGGATCGCCTGATACTCCTCGCCCTCCAGTCAAAAGCGTCGAAGCACGTCCACGAATATTTCGCTGTGCAGCCTGTTCCTTTCTCAACGCCTCACTAGTAGCCGCACGAACTGTAGGATCTTCCGACACGGGACTTGGAGGTGGAGGAGGTGGAGGGGCTGCTGGAATTTCTGGTTTACTAAAAACACCGGCCATGCTCATTAAAGTGAATCAAAAGTAGAAAAAGAGCAACTAAATAATTCCAAGCTTGATTTTTCAAGGAGTTACGCGGTGTAATTCTCAATCAGGAAATAGATCGTAATCAACATCGCGCGCCATATCTCTATCAGAATGACGGGAATTTCGACTAGCTCTAAGATTTCTATGGGCAACTCTCCTGGCAAAAGTGCACGCCAAAGCATCGCCCCAATCCGGCGAAGGCAGTCCACGTTTCTTCATATCTTTTTTAGATTCAAGTTTCTTGACATCAGAACCTTTAACGTAGTCATATTCAGGGTTCACTAAATCATCTTCAAGTCTTTGCTGCCATTCCGGACCTTCTTTTTCAGGAATACACGCACCTTGTAACCACTCTGCCATATTGCCCCAAATTTCGGTGCGCTTATCGGCCCACTGTGGTTTATCACTTTTCCCCCCGAACCAAACTTCATGAACTTTATATCTCATCTCCCGAAGTCTATCTATAATTCCAGTTCCGTTTCCTGCATCGATACAAACTGCATCCGGATTATATTTATCAATAAGCTCCGCACATTTATTTGCGACAAACATATTGTCACGAGATTTTAATTCTAGCGGATCAATCACCCGTCCGTTTCTTCCTTGTCTAAAGAAAATAACTGTAGAATCATCTCCAAATCTAGCGGGGTCAACGCCCATGACTAAACCTGCCCACTCATCTTTAATTAGTTCACGTTGCTGTGCCTGCTCCACAATTTCACGACTGATAAACTGATTATCACCTGTGCGCGGGAACTGCCCTTTAACTTCTATTCGGGCTTCGTCGCTGTCCTCCCCGTGCTTGGTGATAATTTTATTTAGAACATTTGTATCAGTTCCTTCAACAGTTCTTGAATCCAAGTTTCGAGTCAACCAAAACTGCCTGTGTTTATGAAAGCAATAATAGAAGGCGCCTGTGTTTCTACGCGGGTTTGAGTATGTGATCCAGTATCTATGCAGAACAGGTTCCGTGAAAAAACCTTCCGTCACTGTCCATATGGGTTCGGGGATACCTGATGATTCGTCAAAGTGAATAAGCATCCCTAAAGGATTGTGTGCTCCCGCAAATGAGTCAGGATTTTCTTCGCTCCATGTTTGAGCCAGAGAATAGTAATAAGTATCATCAATTTTAAGATCTTCTCTGATAGCAGCCGCGAACCAAGCCGCCGGTCGAACGGATAGAGTTGCTTTATCAAACCAATGTCCATTGATCGCAAGGGTAAGCCATTTTCCAACTTCCCCCCAAGTTTTAGTTTTAAGTTGACCTTCAGTGTTTGCAGTAGTGATCGCAGTCGATCCTATATGACAGCTTTGCATCCAATGATTTATCCAAGCCACAAGAGTTGATTTTCCAATTCCTCGTCCAGATGCAGTTGCAGATTGATAAACTTCAGGAGTCTCACCTATGATCATGCGAGCTTGATTATCCTTTATATGTTGTTCAATCCGTTCAAGTTCCTCGCGCTGCCAAGCTCTCGGACCTTCGAAATATTCAAGCGGAGTTCCAGGTTTCCCCCATGGATAGACCATCATTACAAATGTCAAAGGAGAGTTTGCAACTGCGGGGTCCCACAGTTCTGTCATTAAACGCTGTTCTTCTTGGGCGGAATATTTTTGAATCGATGGCAATTATAAATCTCTTTCTATTAAGCTAGTCCGGGACCACTCCGTCCGAAAAGGCGAGCGAGCAGCGAAACCGCGGGCCTCCATGCGGGTTTCCTCATTTCTGTTCTGATTCGACGTTGAGTGAAAACTTCATAGATGATAAAACAACTAGGAATTTTTCCAGGAGGGAGCGAAAAGATATATCTGTTTTTAGCTCTATTCATTCTTAGATGAGAATATTTTTTAACGTCCACACAATTCAACATAGCAAAATCCGCTTCGGCATCTGCTTTCGGGACTATCACATATTTCTTTTTCATACAAACTCCATTACGAAGGGGGGATGTCCAAAACAAAATCCCCTGAATCCATATTTGTCATCGCTGCATCGTGAGTTGCAAATCCCGGCGCTGTGGATTGATCCGAAATAGTGGGAAATGTATCCCCGTCTCCCATTTTGTAAAGTGCTATGACAGTCAACGCTGCCGCATGCTGATTCACATCATTTGGAGTTCCACCACTGAACAAGTTGCTCACTTCAATCGGAGATAATTTTTTATTCCACACACTTATCTCATCAATACGCCCCGTGAAAAAGTCTATAAGATTGTTGTTAGATCCAATAATTATATCCTCCAAATGAACTATTGTATTGGAGGCGGGCGGATCTAAATTATCTTCAATCGTAGTCACGGCTTGATCCGCATTGTCTACAAATATTTTTAAACCGGATACCAACCCTGAACCATCAGTGGTTACAGCTACGTGATGCCAAGCATCGTTATTAAAAGTTGTATTAGTTTCAATTTCGGCATTTTTTCCTGATTCGCTTCTAAGAGAAAATCTCAATTTTCCGGCAGTAGTTAAAAAGAGCGCATATCCGCGAAGATTTCCAGAAGTATCGTAGTTAGAAAGAATTGGTTGGGAAACTCCGGCAGAAGTTTTAAACCACGCAGATATAGAAAATGAATTATTAAATTCAAAATTTAAGTCGGCTTCATTTGTAATTCTTGCATAATCATTGATGCCGTCAAAATCCGTAGAAAAATCGTTTCTAAAAAAAGCTGTGGGAAATAGAGATACGCGGTTATCAAATATTTGATCGTATTTTCCGTCGTTAGCAAATAAAGTCGTAATAAGTCCGTTATTATTTTCAATTCTTTTTATTGACCATATTCCAAGAGAAGTTTCCGGAGGGGCTGTGCCTGGAGTGTCTTTGAACTTTCGAGTGCGCCCTTCAAAAGTTACAAGAGGGCCTGTGTTATCAAGAATTCTAGTGATGCCATCATTGTCAATTGGTGCGGGAGGAGTCCCGGCTTCTCCACCAACTCGCATCGCAGGATTGTTTCTTCCGCTAGGAAAAAACTGACCTTTTTGCAAACTCGTGATGAGTTGTCTAAACATGTCAGCACGATCTAAATCATCTGCGTCAAATGATGGCACGGAATCTCCCTCGCCCCATTTATACGATCAAGATTAAAATACTGCAAATCTTTAATTTAAAACCGTTTTTATTTATGTGGAATTTGCGTAAAAATAAATCAAATTTGTTTACGGATCTTGATTTCAGAATCTACTATCAATTCCGCCGTTTTTGCCATTTCGTGCAAAGGTATTTTGACGCCGAGACGAGCATGAAAAAACTTCTCCATGGCTCGATAAGCGCAACTCATCGCTACAGAATTTTGTGCGCGCAAAGAATTAACGGGAATATTCGTTACTGTAATAGTGAACTTGTATCCTTCTTTACTAAATCGAACATCGACATGGGCTTTTCTATTTTTCTTTGGAAGATTTTTCAATCCCACTTACTTCTCCTCTTTCTATATAATTGTGTTGTTTTATTATTCTACTAATTGTGTGTCTTGATATCCCAAACATCTTGCCCAAACCTATTTGCGAGTAATAACCCGTTTTAAACTTGTCGACGATTTGAATATTTCTAATAGCTAATTGATCCTCAATAACGTAAAAACTTTCTTTTGTTGTGAATCTGTAACCGCATCCCAAGCATTTTAGTCTACGCCTAATTGAAGATCCTTCTTCATCTCCCCTTGAATCGACAACCTTAGAGTTTGTCAATTTATCACACTGTCGGCATTTTAATAAAGACACTATCCCTCCCCTTTGTAGCCAGCTTCGTTTATTTAAATCCAATATCTTTAGGATCAAACCAATTATCTTTTATGATGTGACCAATGCGATAAACTTTCATGTGATCACACTCCACTCGTATATATTCGCCCTTTAATTTTTCCCAGCTTTTGACTTCCAGCACATCGATAACCTCTTTGATAAACATCATGCCAGCTTCAGTCCCCACACGATTGATAAATTTGCCTTCAGAATCCTTTACTGGATTATCTAGAGTCCAACCCCCAAAGCCCTGGCCGCTATCTCCATAATCTAAATGCAAAAAACAAGTTAAAATGCCATGATCTTCATAGCCTAAAGTTGTGCCAGTTATTTTGGCATTTCTAATCTCTCCCATTTTACTTCCCCTTTTGTTTTCACCGAGCAGTGCTACGGCTTGGTTTTATCTCTTAGAACATCAACCAATTCATTCCAACTACAAACTGTGGCGCCGTTCTGCCTAATTAGTTTTCTAACAGCATACAGAGATTTGAGTTGCCCATATTTAAATCCGCTCTCTTGAAAGCAGAATACAGTTAGGTCAGGCTTCTTATTTGAAGAATCCACAGCCTCAGCTATTGAGAATACCCCGGTCATTTGACAAGTAATGACAAATAAATTAATCGTAGTCGGGCAAGCTTTTATTTCATCCTCTTTTGCTTGAGCCTCTTCATTCCAATCATCAACCACTGGATCGAAGTATTTTATATCACGATGATCTAGAGAATTTTTAAGGCTCCGACGCCAAGTTGATTCATTACATGTTCCGCCTAAAAATATCATTTCATCTCCTCTTTCTGTGGAGCTGTATTAGAGTTTATTTATCGTTACATTTACACCCAGTGAACGGTAGCGCCAAATTCACACCGCCACGGTCAACGCAAATAACTTCACACTTTTCACGCGCTTCACAAAACTCAATAGTTTTTTCATCTATTTTACTTATTGTGGAAGCACAGCCTGACAATAATATAGTTAATATAAAAATTACTTTCATTTTCATTCCCCTTTTTAATGTTAATGTTTTTACCTTTAACTGGATGAAGCGCGAAATGCAACTAGCTTTTAAACTTGGATGGCCGATACGCCCATGGTTAAAAAGTCAAAGGACGCTTGTCGTAATTCTCCCCGCCTCCATTTAGCGCGCCACCACGAAACACCCGAGTGAGTCGCGCCAAGCCTTACAGCAATAATGACTGTGGGCAAGCCTTCCTCAAACATTTTAATCATGCGCTGTATTTTAAATTTAGTTAATCTCATTCAATACCTCGCAGTTTTAAAACCGGCAGCATTCAGGTGCCCGCCGCCCCCAAACTTTTTGGCGATAGCGCTCACATCAAATTCTCCTTTAGAGCGAAGCGACCACATCACCTGCGTATCGAACACTGTAAAGGATGCGACAAAATCAGCTTCCGGACTATCCGTCAATAACTGATGCCCAACTTCACTCCACGCAATAGAAGTGTTGACCATAGGAACTTTATGCCCTGCGATTTCTCCGATCCAGAAAGCCTTGCAAATATTTTTAACCAAATTGTCATACAGGCGATTGCAAGTGACGCCTTCCATCTTCAAGCGCTCAACCTCAAAAGTATCCCACAGCCCAAAATCCATCGGATAAGAAACCAGAGCTTTATGGACTTCCTTGGTTCTGTCCATTTCAAATTTCCAAAGATCCCGATCAGAAATGTGCCGGATCAATGCTGGCGCTTCTTGGCCAGGAAAAAGATGGTCCCAAGTTATCAACGCGCCAGAGCGGTCCATGTCAAAAATAATTTCAAGCTGACTCTTTGTCCCGATCAAAGGTTCCAGCATCTCCTTTGCAGTTTTATGATGATCAAGAATCGTGATCGTTTTAAATTTTTTCAACAATTCATTAATAATACGTTCCGGATAAGAAAAATCCACGATGTAAAGTTCCTCGCATCGGGAATCCACTTCCGGAGGATTGAATCCGTAGGAAACCGGAAAATATTGGGCCGACTCCCCAAATTTTTTCCAGCAAACAAACGCAGCCCCAAAACCGTCATAACAATTTGAATGATAAAATACTGCTTTCATAAAGCTCACCTAACCTTCCACCGTCACAGTTTCATTGTCGTAGAAATATATTTCGATCCGATCCCCGTTCTCATCTTCCTTGTCTAGACGAACCCAAATGCAAGGATCTCGATCACTCTCCGTAGTCCCCATCCACGCCTTAATAATCTTAGCCGGAAGCGGAGCAAACCGTTCGCCTTCTTCTTTGGCAGCTTCCTCCGTAATTTTAAAACCATACTCCAAAGAGATTAAAGTTTTTCCCGTTAAAGTTTTACTGATAGTTTCATTAATATTGAATTTCAAAACTCACTCCCCTTCATCGTCATGCCCAAATTCATATTCGTGATCATCAACAGCCTGCCAGCTTTTTGCGCAGTAGTTTAAATCCAAAGTCAATTCCTGCAAAAGTTTTATAAGAAGTTTCGGATCGCCCTTCGCTTCAGATCGCAAAGCCTCGGAGGCAGCTTCAACATGAGTCCTATGTCCATCTATATCAAGTCCGCCGCTAGATATTCTGACTGTCCATATTTTGCTAACACCGTCGTGAAATCCTGCCATTGAGTCCCCCATGTAGATTAGTGAGCTTTTAACTGTTGAGTGAGTTTGTATATGTTGAGTGAGCTTTTAACAAGTGAATTCTGGACTGCGGCCTTATACGCCACATATCCCAAAATATTTTTCATATCAGCCGCTCGCCATCACACGAATACGTGAAGCCGTTGTAAATCCGGGGGTCGCCCCACCCCCTACCCGGTATATTTGAGGGACTCCGATGAGTTGTGGCGCTATTCATTGCCGAAGATGTCGGGGTATTCATTCGCAACTGATTCCATATCAGTGGGCCCATCTAGTATTGCCTCAATCTTCTTAGCTACTTGTGGAATTAGAGACGCAGGCAGGACATTAGTAGGGACATTTCGTTTACGATTAAGCGCTTCTCCTAATGCATCTCGCACCGAAATCTTTTCAGTAATGGTGAGATCCAAGCGATCACCATATTTAGTGGGCTTGATCTTAGAGGCATACCACTTGCGAGCATCCATTCTATTGC